TCAGCTAGTTTCTTTTAGCAAGACAAACATTACACAAGCAGAAGCAGACTCTGTTGTCCAAGTCGTTCAGTTAACCAATAGCATCACTGCTATCGGTACTTTCGAAGCTGGTGTTACCGATGTGCTCTACATGCTAGTTGAAGGCCCTGGCGTTACTGCTGGCGCTAACTTCGGTGGTGTAACTGGTGTTACAGCCGCAGTTGTTGACACATTTGCTATCAAGTAATCAGTTGTTATCAGACAAAGGCCCTACTTAGGTAGGGCTTTTTTTTGGCAAGAGAATTTTATTTTTAATAAATATCATTATATCTCGACATTGGGTGTTTGCACTGTCTTTCTATTAAATTTTATGTATATTTCGGACGAGGAATAAATGTCTACCACTAATATTGAAAAAGAAAATTTAGAAGCGCATGTTGAATTATGCGCTGAAAGATACGGTGTTTTAGCTGAAAGATATGCAACACTTCAGGCTAAAATTGACAGCTTAGGCAACGAAGTTAAAACTCTAGAAAGCCATGTACTGTTTATCCGAGAAACAATTGCAAATTCAAGTGATAAACAAAGTAAACAATTGATTACTATTGGAACAAGTATATTTGGTATTCTACTGGGCGGAACGATTACTCTGGTAGTTACTCTTTTTAATAAAGTATGAAAATAGTCGAGCTGATAAATCATTTACAACTTCCGATCAGTAACGAAGAAAATGATCTGTTGTCAAAGTTTAGTGACGGAGAAAAATTATCTAAATCGTCATTGAATGAAAGGGAACAATTTTTAGTTTCTCAGTTAGTCAATAAAGGTGTTGTAATTAGAAAAAACAATAATGGAATCATCGAATACTTTAGAAATATCAACCATTGAAGGAGTTGTTGATCAAACGATCAACTACCTAAAAACATGGACTCAGCACGAGCTTACTGCTTTTGTTACAGGAAATGTTGACAATAGAAATGCTCCTTTAATAGCTCGAATCGGAAAAAACAAATATCTTGTTGGCTATTATGTAGTAGCCGTAGAACCGAATAATCAATGGAAAGTCATTTACTGGCCTTCGGATTCTGAGTTTTTATTTTCGAGTAAATTGTCAGCGATGCTATTTACAATCTGTCGACAGACCGGTAGAGATAAAACAGCAGACTCAATACTACTGCACGATCAAGAAGTCAGTCGTTTAAGTGTCAAAGCCGACTTATACTCGTTTCGTTTTAGACAGGCTGTAAAGAAAAAAAATTCACATAGAATCGATTTATTTTCACTTCGATATAACGAAACTTCGCTGAAATTAAAAGCGGCCAAGTTTCATCTAGAAAAAATTTTAAATTCAGCTAAATATATTAAATCTTAGGAATCCTAATATGAATCTTTCGGACATTAACCCAGTAGCTTCATCTAAAAAGATGAATGCATTAATGAATAGTCGTTTTGGTTTTTCCATTGACTATAGCAAACTTACCTATGGCAAGGCTCTGCATCTAACTAACTCGATCAGCGAAAATATCAACCGTATTCGTCACAGTTACGGTTCTCATACCGCTGAGAAAAATCCTAGATACATGGAACTGCTAATGGTTCGTGAAAGTCTAGTAAAATGGATGAGCGAAAATCGCCGCCTAATGGAAGGCGAACTAGGTAAGAGCGAAGCTATTCTAGCTGCCAAAGATATGGTTGATAGCCTACAAGACATGGTTGAAAAAGTCAGCAAGATGCAGGTAGAACAGTTACCAGCACTTATTGATACAATTCGTGATCAAATGGGGCCACAGAATGCTGACCAGTTTAAGAATTCTATGGGACAGTTATTGACAGATCTTGCTGGTACACTAGCACAGGCTCGCGAAACTGCTGATACCAGTGCTCGTCAATTGGCCGGTGAAGAAGTTGCCGGTGTTGCACCTGGCGGAATGCCATTGCCAACTGGACCTGAGGCTATGCCTGCCAGCGATATGGACGCCGATCTAGACACTTTTGCTGCCACAGATGCAGCAGCCGGCGGTACTGAACCAGTTGGTAGAGAAAAGCGTTAATGAGAGCTAGAGAGTTTATTTTTGAGGATTCTGGTTCTCCAGCTGCAAACAATTTGCTTGACGCTTTAGAATCAATTCGCAATCGTTTCAGAAGTACCGGTCAAGATCCAAAAATTCGTGTTGACAGTTTGGTCAGCATGGTCAGAGGACGACCGGGTTCTGAAATGTTCAATGTTGACTCATTAAAAAATCTCTACGATAAAAATAACGCGGTAAAAAATCTTATAGCTAGCATCAGTGATGATGACAGCGGAAACAAATACATATACCTTAAACCCACTGTAACCGATCTGGATTCAATTGACACTAGTATTGATACAGACTCAGGAACAGCCGCGCCCGACGGACGAGACCAATCTGTTTCTACCGTAGATAAAATGGCAAAGAGAGCTGCTGCTCGTCGCTCATAAATCGGTTGTAAATTTTGTTACATGTGCTATAATGTACATGCCTAACATTATTTTTTATGCTCAACCAAAAATACCAATACAAAGAAATAAATCGAGAAGTCGTCAACGGAAAGAGACACTATGTTACTCCAACAGGTGATCGTGTCGCTAGTGTTACAACCATACTTGATGCCACTAAACCTGCCGAAAGTCGAATTGCACTGGCCAACTGGAAGAAAAGAGTCGGTGCTGAAAAAGCACAGGCTATAACAACCGAAGCCGCTAACCGCGGAACTAGAATGCATACCTACCTTGAAAAGTATATCAAGGGAGAAGTTTTAAAAGAAAGTGTCAGTAATCCCTATGCTCAACAGAGCCTGTTAATGGCTAAAAAAGTTATTAACGAAGGTTTTCCCGATATCAGCGAAGTATGGGGCAGCGAAGTTCCTTTATTTTATCCCGGACTGTATGCAGGTACTACAGACTGTGTAGGCGTACATTCAGGCGACGAAAGCATACTAGACTTTAAACAGTCGAATAAACCTAAGAAGATTGAATATATTGATGACTACTTTCTTCAGATAACTGCCTATGCCCTAGCACACAACGAAGTTTACGGAACAAACATTCGCAAGGGTGTTATCTTAATGTGTGTAAGACCGCCCGAACTTGAGCCCGGGCGCTGGGGCGAACCCGCATATCAGCAGTTTATACTAGAGCCCCAGGACTTCGATATGTGGAGTCATCGGTGGTGGGATAGAGTATCTGAGTATTACAAAAACAACTAAATATATCTATTAAGGTAGATAGGTTCATGGCTGTTATTCAGATATCTCAGATTCAAGTCAGAAGAGGATTACTTGAGGAACTAGGACAGTTAGGCGCTGGCGAGTTTGGTTGGGCCATTGATAAACTACGATTGTTCATTGGTAATGGTTCGTTGGAACAAGGTGCTCCTTATGAAGGCAACACAGAAATATTAACTGTGAATTCCGACATAATGTCCTTACTGGCAAATTATGTTTACAAAGGATTTCTCGGTGGTTACCAGGTATTAACTGGCCCAGAGTTAAATCTTCCAACAAAAAGATCTATTCAAGATAAGTTAGACGACCATGTTAACATCAAAGACTTTGGTGCTCTTGGCGACGGCGTAACTGACGATACTGTAGCCATACAAAGATGCATCGACGAAATCTATAATAGAAAATCTTTTGCTACTCCAGCTATAACAAGAAGAACAATTAATTTTCATCCTGGCACATACATTGTCAGCGGAGATCTAAAGTTTCCTCCTTATTGTGTATTAAGAAATTCAGGTAAAGACAGTGTCTATATAGTACAAACTAGTCTAACAGCTAATTGTGTTTTCAAAATAACAAACTCGCTGGGAATTTCTTCAGATATGTTTAACAACGGTCTTACTGAACAAAGTCGTCTAGGCCCAGTTGAAGTGTCGGGTATTACTTTTAAATCAGATGTAGCCAATATTCCAATTGGTCTGGTTGATTCAGCCAAGGGAGTGGTATTTGATAAATGTAGATTTGAAGGTGTAACCGAAGAGCCCACATCGACTACAAGTTCCAGGGGAGTACGAATTACATCGGCAATAACTGGAACCTCTGGAATCTATTTCAACGAATGTGATTTTTATCAAACTGGAATAGCTGCCGATATATCTAATATTGTCAGCATTGAAAATATAACCTTTGACAAATGTACATTTTCTGATCTGTTTCAGGGTGTTAAAGTTGTAAGTGAAACCGGGAATGTATTAGGTATTCGAATAACCAGTTCTGTCTTTAATAAAATTGGCGCACAAGGTATAGTAACTTCTACCGAATCGGTTGGAGTGGTTAGCTCTTTAAATACCTTTATCAATGTTGGACATAATTACGACATTGAAAATAATCCAGCTACTCCGGTTATTGAATTCCAAGGAAACTCTAGTTATTCATTTGGGGATATAATAACCAGATCGATTGAACATGATGCGGTTATTCCTGCTATACGGCAAGGAGTAAACAAGTCTATAATAACTACCGATGCTTCGAATTCAGTTAAGCTAGGACACACATACCTGTCAATCGGTAAGAGCATTATTGCTGCCAATAATACTACTAACTTTATTCCTTTACCATCAAGATATCGACACGGAGTAGTAAACTACAGCATTGAGAGAAACAACGAACACAGATTTGGTATGATAAAATTTGGACTAAATCCCACTACACAGGGATTCGAATTCCATGACTCTTATACAGAAACAGGAACCACTGGAGTTGAAATGAGTATAGAATATAGTTCATCGAAGCCATACATAATTTGTGCAGTTGACGGCAGCGGTTTACCGTTGACTTTTAATTACGATATTAAATCATTAGTTAGATAAATCAAGAATAAAATGTGGAATTTCAAGCCTGACGAAAGGCTCCACGAGTGGAAGGTATTTCGAGAAAAAATTGGTCAGCAAAATATCAATTTGGCTCTTAAAGAAACTTCCCAGCTCTGGAGTTATGCACCTTATGTGGCGCACTATCTAGATTCAATCGAATTAGACAAGTGGCCGGATCCCTGGACATTATTGCATGAAAATTACTATTGCGATCTTGCAAAATGCCTAGGAATGTTATATACTCTTTACCTTAGCAATCATTTTGGTAAAGATATCGAGAACCTAGAAATAAGGGTTTATAAAAACCCTACAAATCAAGATATTGTAAACACAGTTTGGGTTAATGACGGAAAATATATACTTAATTTCGTTTTCAATGAAATAGTAAATAAAACTCAACTCGACGAAAATTTCGTTTTACAATCTTGTTATTCAATTAAAGATCTAGCACTCGATCTTTACTAAAATTAAGAGGATTCAATGACCCTGATACAAGTTATAAAAAGAAGCGGTGAAAAAGTACCGCTAGACATTTCAAAAATACAGAGACAGGTAGCTTTTGGGTGCAGAGGCATAGACGGAGTAAGTCCATCTATGATCGAGATTCGTGCACAATTAGAATTCCATGACGGGATGACTACCGAAACAATAGATCAATTACTACTACAATCGATGGTGAGTCTTATCGACGAAACCGAAAACCCAGAAATCAATAATGTTAATTACCAATATGTTGCCGGCCGACAGCGCCTCAGCATGTTACGCAAAGAAGTTTACGGGCAGTACGATCCTCCTAAACTCTACAATATTGTAAAGAGCAATGTTGAAGCAGGCATGTATACCACAGAACTGCTTGAATGGTACACCGAAGACGAGTGGAATATCATTGATCTGTTTATTGATCATGCCAAGGACGAAAATTACACCTACTCAGCCATTGCTCAGTTGTGTGAAAAATATCTAGTGCAAAATCGTGCTACAGGAAAGATTTATGAAACACCGCAGGTTCGATATGCTATTGCAGCCGCTACAGCGTTTCATTCTGAACCTGCCGACAAAAGATTAAAATATGTTAAAGAATATTACGAATGTGCCAGCGACGGTCACTTTACTCTAGCAACTCCAGTGCTGGCTGGGTTAGGTACTACTACTAAACAATTTAGTTCTTGTGTGCTTATCAGCAGTGACGATACATTGGACTCAATCTTTGCAGCCGGCGAAATGATGGCCAAATATGCCAGCAAAAGAGCCGGTATTGGCTTAGAAATTGGCCGTATTCGACCCCTCGGGGCACCTATTCGCAACGGAGAGATCAAACACACGGGTATGATACCATTCTTAAAGAAATGGTTTGCAGACCTGCGTAGTTGCAGTCAAGGTGGTATTCGTAATGCCAGTTGCACAGTAACCTTTCCTATCTGGCATGCACAGTTTGAAGATCTTATTGTACTAAAAAATAATCAAGGTACAGAAGAAACTCGTGTGCGTCAAATGGATTACAGTGTTGTAGTCAATGCCATGTTCTGGCGTCGTTACAAGAACGGTGAAATGATCACACTATTTGATCCGCATGAAGTACCAGACCTTTACGAAGCCTACTATAGGGACTCGGCCGAGTTTGAAAAACTTTATCTGAAGTATGAGCAAGATAAGACAAAGAAAAAGAAAAGTCTACCAGCGGATGAAATATTTAAAAATGGAATCCTTAAAGAACGCACTGATACTGGGCGCATATATCTTGTCAACATCGACAATGTTATCAACCAGGGCCCCTTTGACACAACAGTGGATCCAATATATCAGTCGAACCTATGCCAGGAGATACTTTTACCCACCCGTCCTTTCCAAAGAATTGAAGACCCAGATGGACGAATTGCTCTGTGTACTCTTGGCTCGATAAACTGGGGTAGTTTCCGTAACCCACAGGAAATGCGTAAATGCTGTCGTATTCTTGTGCGTAGTCTCAGCAACCTATTGAATTATCAAGACTTCTTGAGTATTCAAAGTAAATTGGCCAATGAAGACTTTGAACCATTGGGTGTGGGTATCACTAACCTGGCCTATTGGCATGCCAAGCGTAATTATAAGTATGGTACTAAGGAAGCACTAGGTGAAGTCAAGCGTTGGATGGAACATCAGGCCTACTATCTGACCGAAGCCAGTGTTGACTTAGCCGAGGAGCGTGGTGCCTGCAAGCGCAGTGAACATACCTGGTACGGTCGTGGAGTGTTTCCTTGGGAGCGCAGAAACTCTGGTGTCAACGAGCTGACTGATTTTACACCTAGCATGGATTGGGAGATTCTAAGAAGTCGACTAAAGAAGCATGGTATAAGGAACGCTACCCTTATGGCGGTAGCGCCTGTTGAATCAAGTTCAGTGGTGCTGAACTCAACCAATGGCATAGAAATGCCAATGGAATTGATCAGTGTCAAAGAAAGCAAGGCCGGCAGTTTTGTACAGGTAGTACCAGAATATAAAAGATTAAAGAATCGTTATCAATTAATGTGGGACCAAACTGACTGTGCAGACTATCTTAAAACTGCTGCGGTCATGGCAGTCTATATCGATCAAAGTTTGAGTACCAATACTTTCTACAATCCTGCACATTTTAAGGACGGTAAAGTTCCAGCTACACTGGTAGCTAAGAATCTTATGTTGGCCTACAAGTGGGGTATCAAAACCATCTACTACAGTTTAATTAACAAAGTTGGTGCTAAGGTTAGTGTTGGAAACACTGAGGTAAAATCAATTGATCTTAATCTTAATTTTGCAACTACAATCGTTGATGCTAAAATGATTGAGGATATAGAAGATATCGATTGCGAGGCATGTAAGTTATGAAAGAACTAAGGCGTACAATTTTTTTGTCTCGCCTTAGTAAGGTGCAAAGTATTTTAACCAATTCAAAAGGCAAATTATCTAAGAAAGATCGAGAGTTGGTAAATCGATTTATGTTGACTCTGCCAACACATATATTTAGATTTGTAGTGCAACAGATTCGACTAATAGAGAAACACAGAAAAGAAATAAAATGAGCTTAAAACAATACGACTTAAAAAAGACAACAAACTATTTGCATAGAAGCATGTTTCTGGATCCTAATGGACCCGTGACTGTACAGCGTTTCGAAGAAGTCAAGTATCCTAAACTTCAAAAATTTGAAGAGTTAGCCAGAGGTTTTTTCTGGGTACCCGAAGAAATCAGCTTGACCAAAGATAAGATCGATCACAAAGAAGCCAGTGATGCAGTCAAACATATCTTTACCAGCAACCTACTACGACAGACTGCACTAGACAGTATTCAGGGTCGTGCACCGGCACAGGTTTTCACACCAGTGATCAGTATTCCCGAACTAGAAGCACTGGTCAGTAACTGGAGTTTCTTTGAAACCGCTATTCATAGTAAGAGTTATAGTCATATCATTCGTAATATCTATGGTGTCCCCAAAGATGTTTTTAACACCATTCATGATACACAAGAAATTGTTGATATGGCATCGAGCGTGGGCAAGTATTATGATATGTTGCATAGATTAAATTGCCGTAAAGAATTAAATGACAACGGTATAGCAGTCAACGAAACAGAACATATCAAGGCGATTTGGTTGGCACTCAATGCCAGTTACGCATTAGAGGCATTCCGCTTTATGGTGTCATTTGCCACAAGCCTTGCTATGGTCGAAAACAAGATCTTTATCGGTAATGGAAATATTATCAGTCTAATTCTACAGGACGAAATATTACACGCTGAATGGACTGCCTGGATTATTAATCAAGTTCTCAAAGAAGATCCAAGATTTGTTCAAGTGGCCGAAGAATGCAAAGATGAAGTGTATTCTATGTATCTTGATGTAATCAAGGAAGAAAAGGCCTGGGCAGATTATCTGTTTAAAAAAGGTCCAGTGATCGGCCTGAATGCTGCAATTCTTAAAGACTTTGTCGACTACACTGCATTTACCAAGCTAAAAGAGATCGGTATCAAGTACCTTGAGGAACATCCGAAGACTAATCCTATTCCTTGGTTCAATAAACACATAAATATTAATAAGAAGCAAACTGCTCTACAGGAATCTGAAAGCACCAATTATGTCATTGGTGTTATGAGTGAAACCGTAGACTATGAAGAATTGCCAAACATTTAAGGAGAAAATAAATGGCGCAAATTGACGAAGAACAGATCCTACTTCGCTTTAGTAAGTTAATCAGAGATACAGGAAATATCGCTGATAGTACAGTTGTAACCGAGGCACTCAGATCCGAAATGGAAACCTATGCTCAAGGTTTTGTTACAGAAGATATTCTAGTTGAAGCATCAATCTTTACCGGTAATGTCTAACAAATGGCTGATCAGATCGTCGAAGAGAAAATACTATTTCGATTTAGTAAGTTAATAAAGGACGGGGCAATTCCTTTGGAAAATCCCCGTTCAACAACTATCAGCAGTGGCTGGGCTCTTCGTGATGTATCTGAACTAATGTTAAATGATCCCGATGTTACGGTCAGTTTTTCAATTATACCTAAGAATAGTCTATTAAATGTTAACAGTATATAGTAAATCAAATTGTCCTTTTTGTGATAAAGCAAAATATCTATTAGAACAAAAGGGTGTACCATTCAAAGAAGTCAGAGTAGATCTAGATCCCGAAGCCAGAGAGTTTGTTGTCGGTGCCGGTCATAGAACCGTACCACAAATTTACAAAGACGGCAAAGTTTTTGTTGAAGGTGGCTATCAGGGTCTAGTTAAACTAGACGAAAGTGTTTTTCAAGAATTAAAGGATAAATCAAATGTTATTTGAACGAGCAAAGCAAGTCTACGAAATTGATGAAATCATTTCACTCAAGACTGTTGTCGGCGACGAAGTTGTTGGTCGCTTGGTCAGTGTCAATGACGGACATTACGAATTGAACAAGCCCTGTATTGTTGTTACCAGTCCCGAAGGCATCGGTTTGATTCAGGCTATGTTCGGTCTTGATCCTGATAAAGAAAATCTAGTTTATCGAGATCAACATATCATAAGCATGTGTAGAACACATGAAAAGATGCGCGATCATTATATCGCAGTAGTTAATAATCCAGGCTAATCAATGGCAGCAGATCCGGTACATAGAAAAGGTGATATGAATGTTGCTGGCGGACCTGCTATAGGCGGTATAGAGTCAGTGATAGTCAATGGCCTTCCAATTGTAGTTGACGGAACCGCAGTTGGGCCACATGCACCTTTTCTTCCACCGCATCTGTCAACCAGCACTGCCAGTGGATTAACCAATGTGATAGCAGAAAATATTCCCATTAATGTCCGGGGAAATATGGACATGTGCGGGCATCCAAGAGCCGACGGAAGTCCTGATGTTGTTGCCGGGTAACAGCTAGTTTCTTTGCTGATTACCTAGTATTTTGAAAATAAATACACTATGGCTAAAGTTTTCACCCCTATACAATCTGTAGCCGCAGCAGGTTTATTAAAGAATAAAGGCTTTGAAGTTTCGGCTAATCTAATATCTGCGGTAAACGGATTTAACAATTCTGGATTTGTTACCCTGGTAAATTCTGCTTTGGCCGTTAACTCGGCACCTGAAGTAGTGCAGGCACTGAATAACTTACCTGAATTTTTAACCGGCAGAGTCAGTACAGTAAAACAAGATACTGTACCCAACAATCTAAAATCCCAGTTTAATTTTTTAAACTTAATCGGTGATGTACGAACACAGGCTAATCTAATTTTATCAACTGGATCAAAAGGGCTTACCGATATACTGCCCCAGGTAAAATCATACTGCCAGACAACATTTG